CATCAATCAAAGAGGGTGACAAAATCTATTACGACAAGGGCCGCTCGTTCAAGATGATGATAGATGGAAGCAGCTATACGATTATTCGTGAGGACGACGTCGTTGTTGTTGGAGAGTCTGATTCATACGAGCCACCGCTTCTTTGAGTCTGTTCTCAGAGAACGACAAGCCTTTCTGTCTCATTCCTTGTTCCGGTAGCATCTTGCCTTCTAGTCTTTCGTAAATCGTGTTGACCACTCGCCTTGCTTTTGTAGACAGGCGGTACAGGGCAGCTTGATTTTTGGAGGGGTCGTACTCTCTGAACATATCTATCCACCCATCCCTTCTCATGGCTTGGAACCTTTTCTTGTTCCATGAGAACACCCTGTGATATTTCCTGAAGTCTGACTTGGTGAAATATTTTTCCGAGTAAAGGAACAGAAGCATATCAAGGTCTGCTGCGCTCAAGCCGTGTTCGTATTTGGTGTATTCTCGCACCACCTTCCAATGCTTGAGGTAATCTTTTTTCATTGTATTATCTTTGTTGTAAATGTACTGAAATGGCAGACCAAACTGCTTATGCCGACGGCTTTGAGGATGCAATCATAGGAATAGACGACAGCCTTACCAATGATGTACCTCGTGTAGTTTACAGTAAAACTCTTATGTTAGAGATACTAATTGCTGACGGCATGGACGAGATTGATGCCATTGAGCATTTAGAGTACAATGTGTATGGCGCATATGTAGGCAAGGGTACGCCTATCTACATGGACGACATGAAGCACGACGAGGTTGTTGAATTTTTAACGCAATACGATGAGTGAAGAAAAAAAAGAAGAGCCTAAAAAGATTTCCAAGATTCAGTCAGCAATAGACAAGGTCAAAAACATTACTGCTGAGTTTGATAAGATAGGTGCAGCCAATAGAGATATTATGGCTGTGACTCAAAGTAAAAGGATGAACAAGTACGGAAATCGTGTTTCTAAGAATCGCGTTTCAAGTATGCCAACTTTTGCAGGTCTAGGAAGGTTAGGGGACGGACCAAAAATGCCTCAAGGTTACACTAAACAAAGTTCAAAAAATGCCTGATAAGAATAAAGGTACGCGCAAAGAAAGGCGGCAGCTTAGGAAAACCAAGAAGGCTACTCGTAAAGCCTTAGAAGAAAACCTAGATGTTCAGCACACAGGATTTCATCACCAAACTGACCCGACATACTTTAAGTACGACAACACTCCTGACTACTTTGGTCCAAAGGATGAGTTTGGGTTTGATAAGTTTGAAACTCTTGGGGACCGCGCTCGTCACGTTTTGAAAACAAGAGAGCAAGTTGAGAAGTTCTTACCTCGTAAGTTGAGTTTTAAAACCAACAAAAAGAATCCATATGGCGGATAAGGCAAAGATGAAGTGCAACGTCGTCCGCGCTTCTGACCGAGCAGGTAAGAAGAAGATGGTCAAGGCGTGTTCCGGTGGTAAAGAAAAGCTTATTCACTTTGGAGCAAAGGGCTATGGGCACAACTATTCTGCCGCAGCTCGTAAATCATTTAAAGCTCGTCACAATTGCGGGAGCGCAACAAACAAGTTGACTGCTCGCTATTGGGCTTGTAAACATCTTTGGGCAGGCAAGGGAGGCTCAACGAAAAGCTCACCAAAAGGACGCAAAGGAAAATACTGATGGCTACTAAGAAAAAGGGGAACAAGATTTGCCCCGCAGGTATTGCATGGGCAAAGCGCACGTTTGACCGCTACCCATCAGCCTATGCGAACATGGCGGCGAGTAAGTATTGCAAAGACCCTAATTACGCTAAAGGAAAAAAGAAGAAGTAATGGCTAAATACGGAAAATCAAAACCATGTACGTCTAAGGTCAAGGGTGGAATGAAGAAGCCCAAAGGACGGAAGAAGTAATGGGAGAACTCAAGAAGTGGCGGGATGAAAAGTGGGTCCGCATTGGAACTGATGGCAGCATCAAGGGAGAGTGCGGTACAAGCAAAAACAAAAAGAATCCCGACCGCTGTCTGCCTTTGAAGAAAGCTCAGAGCATGAGCAAAGCTGAGAGGGCTAAGACTGCTCGCAAGAAAAAGTCTCAAGGGGGCAGCAAGAAACAGTTTGTTTCAAATACAAAGAAGGGCAAAGTCACAAAGAAGTACGCAGGATGAGCGAAGATTTCAAAGAACACACTGTACCCGAACATTACAACAATCTGTTCAATGGCATGAGCGTCATTGATATGCAGGTTAAGATATGGGGGCCTGAAGCAGTTGCCCACCATTTTGAGATGAGCGCATTTGAGTACAAGCTTCGTGCAGGGCACAAGGTTGGTCAGCCTCAAGAGCGCGACTTGGCTAAGAGCCGTGAGTGCTTGGACATTGCCAAGCGGGTCAGAGAAAACAATTAACTTTGCAATATGAAAAGTAAAGGACTAGGAGACTCAGTTGAGAAGATTACAGTAAGGACAGGAATCAAGAAAGTTGTCGATACTGTTTCAAAAGCTACAGGCAAAGAGTGTGGCTGCGCTAAACGCAAGGACACCCTTAACCGAATGTTTCCTTACAAACAAGATTAAAGATGTATCAAAAACTTCAAGTAGGACGCGCTCGCGCTGTCACGCCTAGCGACATTAATGACATTCTTAATCCGGGAGGAAACGCTGCCGTTACCCCTCAGTCACCACGAGCGCTTGGATGTGTTCTTTATGTTGGCGCGGCGGGTGATTTAAAAGTTGAAACTATTGGCGGTGATGTAGTAACATTTGCAGGAGTTCTCGCAGGAAGTTTTATTCCTGTTCAGGTCAGAAAAGTGTACTCTACCGACACAACAGCTCAGAATATTCTAGCTCTTTGGTAAGTGGCTCCATTAGGAATACAAATAGGAATTACAGCAGGCTCTAGTTCTGTTGCTAGAGGAGGTTCTGCCATTCCAAATCTTTTGAGTGGGTCCGAAGACTTTAGACTACCCGCCGCAAGCGGTGACAAAAAAAATTCTAATTGGGATAGAAATTTCGGCAACCTCTCGGAAGCTACAGCCATTTCAACAGAATCAGCACCTACGCCAGCAAATAGGCCGGGTGAACTTGCTACAGACTTGTCTTTTCCGGCAGGTAGTGCTACGTCAGGAATTAGGAATAATTTCCTTGGTCCGAACAATAGATATATTTTATTCGGAAGTGAATATACCTTTAGCCTTTGGGTAAAAGAGACCCCCGGCAAAACATCAACAAGGTTTAGGTTTAGAATATATAGGTACCAAACTAGCGGTACGACTGAACTTCTTACTACTCCGTCATTGGTTGTTGGTTCAAGTTGGGTTCGACATTCTGTTTCTTTTACAATTGGTGCGGGAGGTGATTTTTCAGCAGGTGAGAATTTTGCTTTTGGGGTAATAAGCGCGGGGTCTGCGGGGGCCGGAAACAATCCCGGAATAACCATTTTTGGGGCAATGCTTAACGAAGGACTTGTTGCTGCCCCGTATATCTTCAAAGACACTAACCTTCCCCCGCCTCCCTTAGACCCCGGAGCAAACAATCCTTACCTACCTACTTTGATTGCAGAGACTGAAGACCCTGAAACAGGTGGCGTATTTTTGTTGTCCGAGTCCTTGGAAACGAATTACCTAATAACAGAATCCTAATGGCTATTAAAAAGTTTTCTCAGTTTGATGTCAGAACATCAATAGGAACTACAAACCTTGTCGGCTTTGATGGTGTGGACAATGTAAAGCTTGACCAAGCAGCTTTAGAAGCGTCTTTGAATCTGTCTAACCTTCAAGGCAATGTAAGTCTTGCAAGTCAAGTTTCCGGAACTCTACCTCTTGCGAATGGAGGAACGGGTCAGTCGGCAATTACATCCACAGGCATTCCTCTTGTTGGATACCTAATGAATGAATCGACTCAGGTTATTGGCGATTCTTTGATTATTGAAGACAACGGAGGAGGAGGGTCAGTTCTTGGCACAGGTGCTGCCGTGAATATAAACCCCCCTGCGGTTCAGTTAAAGATTGCGGGAACGTCAGGAATTTCAAACACAAACAATGCTTCCGACTTTATAGTCCCTTACAACAGTACGATTGTAAATACTGATACCTCAATTTTTTCTCCCACAATTATAGGCGGCTTGGGTACACAAGGTACTATCACAGTAAATGTGGCGGGAAGGTATCTTCTTCAAGCAAGATATTCAACCTTTGATTTGGTTCAGAATTATAGTGGAAGCAATAATGTTGATGGTCGTATATTTTTGAGAATTACTGCTGCCGTAAACGGGAGCAAGGTTTGTGTGCTTCACAACTTGGTAGTAGCTACCACAGGAAACGGAGAGGCCGTCGCAAGTGGAAGCGGAATCATGGACTTAGAAGCAGAGGACATTGTAAGCATCATTGGTTTCCATACAGGGGCTACCGGAGGCTCAGGAACTCAGGGCTATCCTGTTTCAAACAACACCTTATTTAATGAGCCAATGTTTTGGCTTGTAAAAATTGGTTGATGAAACATTTTAAGATGGAAGAGTTTGATAGTCCCGATATGCCCGGCAGCGGTCATAACATGGACGCTCAGTTTCTTGAGAAGCTTGATATGCTCCGTGAAGCGTGCGGGTTTCCGTTCAAGATAAACTCAGGCTATAGGTCAAAGCTGCATAATGCTAAGGTTGGGGGAAAATCGGGAAGCAGTCATACAAAAGGCTTAGCCGTTGATATTCACTGCACTGAGAGTTCCAAGCGTTGTAAGATTGTACAGCACGCCCTGAATATGGGCATTACACGCATAGGAATCGCCAATACATTCGTACATTTGGATGTCGATAATGACAAAGTATCTAATGTAATTTGGACATACTGATGAAGTTTGATTTAGGAGAGTTTGGAATAAATGTCGGGCTTATGATTGGTGGTTTTTT